GTAGAAATCTACTATGCTGTTTCCACAGTAAGTTTTTACTAATGCACTCACAGCGGCAATCAAAGAATTGATGCGAGCATCTTCCTTTGTACTTTGGATATTCTCCGAAGTTTTGTATTCGTCTATTGTAATCAAATTTGCCATTTATAAGTCCATTAGTAAAAACTTAGGGGAGATAAACTCCCCCTCGTTTTTATACCTTTTAAGTATTAGCTATCAGTACGAATCAGTTTAACAACAGATACATCGGTAGTACCGTTGTTGGCACGTAGCTGGTTGAAGCCAAGAGACTGGCTAGCAACGATTACGTTACGCTGGTTCATTACTTCGTAGTCCTGCTCTACAGATACACCGCGGAGACGTGGGATTACGTGGTTACGTACGTTAACACAGTAGCCTACAGAAGCAGTGTTAGCTTCAGTTTCTAACTGGTCAGATACGATTACTGGAGTGCCATAAATAGCACCAACAGTACCGGTAATCTTAGTAGCGATGTCAGAACCTACGTCAGTGATGTCAGCAAAAGCAGCATCAGACAATAGGTCATAGTAGCGAGCCTGAGATACAACATAGACAAGATCAGAAGGATCCATACCATATTTACCCATTAGCTTACGGCCAGCTAAGAACTCAGCAGCGGTTACGCTAGTGTCGGCAGCGCCAGTAGAGTTAAGAACAGCAACGCTGTTAGTACCAGCAAGAGCTTCAAGACCGTCAAAGCCTTCATCGCCACCAGAAGTACCATTGATGATTGCATTGTCTACAGCACGAGCGTGAGCACGAGCAACAGAGTCAATCAACATAGGCATCAAGTTAACAAGTACTTCTTCATCAACATTGTTGTCCATGAAAGTAGTAGAAACCAGACGGTTAGCTTTCAGAATTACCTGAGCAGCGTTATACTGGTTACCAGTTACCTGAGGACGGTTAGTCAAGTTACCTGCGGCGGCAGTGTTAGCGCCCCAAGCTGCTGGAAGTGCATCAGTTTGGATTGGCAATACTTGAGTCTGAGAGTTAATAGTAATCTCACGGAAAGCTTGAGCAAGCTTAAGCTCTTGCATGATTTCTTTCTCGATTTGAGTAGAAACGCCTTGAGCGATATCACCAGCATTAGCTGCATAGTTTACGCCAGCTTTCTCAAACAAGTCTTTAGAGTAGTCAGTGTCCCAACCTTTACCAGTCATTACACCTAGCATATGGCCAGTCATGAACTCTTTACCGAACTTGCTCAGATCGCCTTGTGAGCGGTCAGAGAAAGACTTCTTGCTGTTCTGCATAGCAGCAATTTCAGCTGATTTTTCTTCGAGGTCTTTGCCATACTTAGCAATAACTTCTTCAAACTTAGCGTCTTTTTCGTTAAGCTGCTTTTGTACATCAGCCATAAGAGCTTCAACGCCAGTTTCTACACCCGCTTTAACGCGGATTGATTCGGCTTCTAGAGCCTGAGCTTTTTCAACTTCTGCTTCGGCTGCTGCCTTTGCTTCTGCTTCTTCAGCTGCTTTTTGCTCGGCTTGCTTCATAGCAATCTTAGCAGCTGTGTCTTCAGCTACCTTCTTTGCAAAAGCTTCCAAGTCGATGTTTTGATTATCCATCTTGATCTCCTGATCTGCGGATTGAATATCCGCGCTTTGAGGTGTGTCACTAGCTATTCCCGAAGTAATAACTTCATCCTTAGCCAGAGACTGACCTGCTAGATCTACACGATTTGTGAAAGTTTTTTTGAATTCTTCGTACTCAGCATCTGAGTCAAAAGACTTCGCGAGCGAAAAAGTAGCTGACTGATTGCAGGGTACAGATACAACTGATACCTCGAATAATTCAGCGTCCTTAATCATTAGTCCGTCGGTTTCCTTAATATAATCAGCATCCTTGACTCGGAAACCTACGGAAAAGGCCCCAAGAACACCGTCTTTAACTAGTTGAGCAACATTAGCAGGCGCCGCCTTACTAATCTTACATTCCAGCTCCAAGCCATCTGGTCCAGACTTCAGACCGGTAGCTCGACCAATTGGTTTATCATAGTCATGATTAAACAGGATAATTGGATTTTTTTCAAAGTTCTTTAGTCCACCTTTCTGCCAGGCTTCTGCTGAAATGGAATCACCCGCGCGATCAAAGTCAGCCGTGCTTGCCATCCCACGAATCATTACAGAGCCATCATCCTCTGCATGAGTCTTGAAAGTAGACGTAAGATTAAAGATCTTATTCATATCTTAATCCTTTTTTACTGCTGGTTTAACAGCAGGCTTGACCGCGGCCTTTGGAGCTGGCTTTGGTGCTTTAGGTGTAACTCGTTTAGGCTCGGCTTTCGGCATTGGCTTCGGCTCGGGCTTAGGCTCTGGCTTAACAAACAGCTCAGGGTGCCGGATCTTAAGAGCATGGGTAATATACTTCCATGCCTTAAAACTTCTTTTAACTGATCTAACACATAAAGCCTCTCTAGGGCCTACTATTGCTAGGTAGTTTTTATATTCAATATCCGCAGGTAGCCCGAAATCTTCAAACTGCTTTCTTGCTATCTCTAATACTTGTGCTTTTTGGCGAACTGCCATTTATTCTTCTCCTTCTTCTGTGGGGCGACCACCCTCATCTGGGTTAGCTGCAGAACCTGCAATATTAGCCGGAACTCTAATGTCTTCTGTTCCTTCTATAGTTTCGAAGCCTAAACGATCTCTAGCTTCTGCAGGAGTAATAATACCACCGTTTACTAGTGATGTGTAATACGCAGATGAATCTCGTAATTCAGGTTGTAAAGCGGGAATATTGGTAATGTCCTCACTTAACTCAAAACCAAAATATCTTTCGAGTCCATAATTAATTTTTCGAACTATAGGAAGTATAGTCTCCAAATAATATAGTCGCATATTTGGGCGAATGTTAGCGTTGTTACCAGAATCCATCAAAATTGGAGGGATTCCGAGCGCCTTTAAAATTATCTTTTCATTTTCTGAAATTGCAGATTGAAAATCCAATTCTTTAAAATTTACATTTGAGATCTTATCGACCTCGATTCCGCCATCTAAGATAAGTGGTCGTTTTCCGCCCGCATCTGGACGGTATCTTTCTTGCCAAGAAACCATCATTCGTTCTTTGATTTTCTCAGAAAGTGTATTTGGTGATTTAAGTACTAGACCTGGAACTGCTCCGTTCTTGAAAAAGTTATCCTGAAAATCTCTCATTCTCTTCATCAAAATCATAGTGCGTAACGCTGGCTTTAAACGAGGAACTCCACGATAGATAGAGTGAAAAGAGTTTTCTTTGATATGAATAATCTCATCAGGACTAAAAGTAGTATCAAACATTGTGAACTTTTCAATATAAGTTTCTTTGTCTGAATGTATCTTTACATCTGTAGCAGGTAAGTGATAGATGTGTGCTCCATCGAAGTACATGAAGATGTTTCCATCAAGTAAAAAATCAGTAATAAGATTACGCTTAAAAGTATTAATATCTTGATAAGGATTAGGAGACTTATTAAGAAGAGTCTCTACCTTAGAAGCTTTAACTCCTGGAATTACACCCCTAAAAGCATTGTCTCGGGAAACTAAAGTATGAATCTCTGCTACGTCATCAACGATCATATTTACGCCGCGATTAACGATTTCTAGATCTTCATAGGCTCTCTCGTAACTTAGGGTTGACTCTCTTGAAGATTCTGTTTTACCCCCGCCAATATTATATTGAGCAGGATTCAGTTTCTCCTCGACAGGTTTGTTACCAAATAAGTTGTTATACCATGCCATTATGTTTTTCTCTTTGAATCTCTACCCACCGCATCTGCTTTTTAGCAGTTCCCAGCCCAGGGTCTTTACCGTAAATTGAGTGAAGTTTTAAATGGTGAGTATGACACAGCGTAACTGTGTGGTCGTATAACTCAGCATGATGTTCTTCTATAAAGTCATCCCGAAGTGATTGAATGTACTCAGGATTGTGTTTGTTCTTTGTCAACCATTGATTCAACAAAGGAGTTAAACTGTAAAAGTGGTGAAAGTCTAACTGCTCTGTCTCACCGCAAATCTCGCAAGAGGAACCCTTTTCATACTTAGACTTTGCCTTATCTCGTACATATTTTACTACATCGCGTTTTAGCTTAGGCATTTTCCTTTGGTTCCTCGATTTTTCATTTAAAGAATTATATCGGCTTTAGGATGACTTGTCAATAACTATTTTTGAGTAGGTATCGCTAGAAGGATACCTGCGCGGTTTGAAATGAGTAAAGTGCGTAGCGCATACCATCTGCCATGTGCGAAGCCATGTTGTGCTTCGGTTTTTCCTTCATTAGATTTGGGTTAGGATCCCACTGATACGCGTCAAGGCAAGTCAGTGATTGTTTACATTCTTGGTCGACATAGAGTTTGTCATTATCAATAATTGCAGATACATGTCCAATGCCGTCAAGTACAGACTTTTTAGCGTTAATAGTACTAATATCATAGTTCTGTGCCAGGTCAAACCGAGTCTGCTGTGCTGCAGAGTCAATATAGATATAGTCAATATCCCATTTTTCAATTAATTTTTGTATTTCTACTGCGTGCTGCTCAGTAGTACGTTCATTGTTCATGTACTCGTCTACTAAGTAGTATTTATCATTATCCCAATCATAAGCGATTACACACAGTGCTGTTGGATCTTTAAAACCTACGTCCAACCCCGCAAAGAC